CGCGTCCGGAAAGCGCGTCACGAAGTCCTTCTTCATGTCCTCGTACGGCTTGCGGTCGGGCAGGTCCATCCGCACCTCGACCGTGTGCAGCGGCGGCAGCTTATCCTTGTACTCGCCTGGCTCAAGCACAAACGTGGCCGGCTTGATCCGCTGCATGACCTGCTCCAGCGCGCCTGGGCGCGGCTGCCAGTCGTTGTAGTCCTTGTTGACGAGGTAGAAATACTGCTGCTGGAACGCGCCCTTGCTGCGGCCAAGCAGCTTCTGGTCAATGATCTTGCACTGACCAAACACGTCCTCCAGACCGTTGCTGGTGAACGAGCCGGTCAGCCCCCAGCGGATAGGGCATTTGAGCGCCTTAGTCAGCGCCTTGAACCTAGCGCCGCTGGGGTTCTTCAGGCGCGTCAGCTCGTCAAACACCACGCCGTCGAAGATGTCAAGGTTCAGCTCCGACAGCCACTGAAGGTTGTCGTAGTTGACGACCATCACTTGAGTGTCGGCTGCGTAGGCCATCAGGCGCTCGCGTGGCGTGCCGACGCAGATGGACATACTCATATACGGCGCCCACTTAAGCTGCTCCTGCGGCCAGACGCTGGTGGCGACACGCAGAGGCGCGACGACGAGCCAACGCTTGACGTGGCCCTCGTACAGCATATCGTACATGGCCGTCAGCGTGATCGCCGTCTTGCCCGCGCCAACCGGCGCCAAGATCATGGCGCGGTCGTGCTCGTACAGGAAATCAGCCGCCTGTTCTTGGTAGGGTCGTAGGTTCATTTTTCATCAACTCAATAAACTTCTTCAGCGCCTCTTCGGTGAACACATACTGCTCAACGAACTTGCTGAAGTCCGGGTACGCAGCGCGGCTCTCGATGTGGCCGCCGGCCTCAAGCACTGCGTTCTTTAATCCATCCATCGACGTGCTCCTTTGACCATAGACAGGCGTAGTTCTGGCGCAGCCGCGCCATGTCGGATTGGAAAATTTTTTGCAACTCTGACAGCCGACCGCTTGGCGCTTTCAACTCGACGAACCAAGTGCTGCCGTCGGGCAGGCAGACGACGCGGTCGGCCACGCCTCGATGCGCCGGGCTGGTGAACTTGTACGCCACGCCGCCAAGCGCCTTGACCTTGGCGACGAAGTGCTTCTCGATGGTTGACTCTCTCATTTTCTGTTGGGGCACTTTCTGCCTTGGTCGCAGTCATAGTTGCACTCATCGCAAGCGTCAAAGTTTGCCGTTCTGGCCCACCAGATAGCTCCGACGAACAGGCCGATGGTGATGAGTATTTCAGTGATGTTCATGCTTGCCCCTTTGCCATATCAAGCAACCTGCAAAACTCGTCAGCCCTGAGACTCACAGCCCATGATCCAGGGTCATAATTTGTGCGACCAAGGTGGGAGTCCATCTCGCACCCACTCAGCATGATGTACATCACTCTTGCCTCAAGGCTTTCCAGCAATTCTTCATCAGTCATGCTTGTCCCCTTGCTCGGATGGCGGTGGCAGCTTCGATATAGGTCTTAGCGTTAAACGCCAGCTTCGCACACGCCTCGCGCTCGGCGAGTACCCGCTTCTGCGCCTCTTCAGCAATCAGTTCCGCCTGCCATGCGACGATCTCTGGACACAACTCCATGATCCAGTTTTTCATGCTTGCCCCCTTGCTCGGATGCGGTCTGCCAAATCTTGTCCATCAGGTTCAGGTGCGTCTTCACACACCTTCGCACACGCCTCACGCTCGGCTGCGGCGACAAGAGCGGCGAAGCGTTCAAGCTCATCGGGCGTAGCAAAAACCTGCACATCGTTGTCGTACTCGGGGTGGCGCACCGGAATACACCCAACCTCCCGCGCCATGCGGATGATGTCTTCTCTGGTCATGCTTGCTCCTTAATTGGCGGCTGGCCGGGCTTGTCGAGTGGGTTGGGGAAGGGCGGGAACGGCCAAGTCATGCGATCACCTCTTGCAGTGCAGCAATCAGTTCTTGCGCCTGCTCGCGGGTCAAGATCGTGCTGGCGCGACCGCGCTCAATGCTGATGGTCAGCCACACGGCGTCTCCGTGCTCGTCTACCAAGATAGCTTCGGCGGGCAGTGTGCGGATATAGTGTTCCATAGTGGACTCCAGTTGATTGATTGGGCCGCCATCATAGCGGGTCAAAAACTTTTGTGCAACTACTTTTTTTCGTGCTATGATGCAGTCCTCATCAATCAACTGGAGTACAGACATGGCAGACATACCGGCCTTCCCGCACACCATCGAGCACCTGCACGAGCCGAAAACAACAGGCATGACCTTGCGCGACTACTTTGCGGCCAAGGCGATGCAGACACTTCTGCTTGACGACAGCTATGATTTTTCTGACCGCGACTTGACTGCGCGAAAAGCCTATGCATTCGCTGACGCCATGCTGAAAGCCCGCAATGCAGCACAGTAACATCGTCGGCGGTAGCACCGCCAAGCGCGTCATCATGTGCCCTGGCTCGGTGAAGCTGGTGCAGAAGATGCCCCCGCAGCCCTCTAGCGTTCACGCTGATCGCGGCACTATGCTGCATGACGTCATTAGCCGCATCTTGCTCGATCAAGGCGTCGTCATCGGCCAATTTAAGTACAAGGATCAACTGCTCACACAGGAGCTATATGATGAGAAGATTACGCCTGCCTTGGACGCGCTCGACGAGATCGACCCCCACGGTGACCTGGTATACAAGGTGGAAACACGCGTTGGCTTCGGCGATCTTCTGCCTGGAGTGTTTGGTAGCACTGATCTTGTTGGGCGTATTGGGAACCGTGCTGTGGTTTTTGATTGGAAGTTTGGCGACGGTGTTGTCGTTGATGCTGTAGAGAACGCGCAGCTCATGTTCTACGCAGCAGCAGCGATGCGTACCGATGAGCTGAAGTGGGCCTTCGATGGCGTCGATGAGATTGAGTGCGTCATTGTGCAGCCGCCTGTTGTGCGGCGCTGGGTGACGACCAAGGAGCGCATCAAGCAATTTGAGCACGAGCTAGTGTCTGCGGTCAAGACCGCGCTGCTGGAGGACGCGCCGCTGGCGCAGGGCGAGCACTGCCGCTGGTGCGCGGCCAAGCCGATCTGCCCGCAGATGACCGGCGCTGTGGATCGTGCGATCAAGCAGCAGGTCATCAACATGGATGTTGACACGCTGGCAAAGCATCTGCATACTGCCGACCTCCTTGAAGATTGGATCAAAGATTTGCGTGCGCTTGCTTTTGGGCTGCTTGAGAAAGGTGCAACAGTGCCTGGCTACAAGCTGGTGCAGAAGCAAGCGCGCAGGCAATGGACCGACGAGCTGGCCGCTATCAAATGGCTGGACAGCCAAGGTATCAATCCTTTTAAAGGTGAGACTATTTCTCCAGCACAAGCGGAGATAGAGCTCAAAAAGAGCAAGGTGGCGCTGCCCGACGCACTCGTCGTGGCAGTGTCGTCAGGCACGACGTTCGCCCCGGTGGATGACCCCCGGCCAGCGGTGCAGTCGTTTATCGGGCTGTCAAAAGCCCTTTCTAAACTCTGAAAGAAAATCATGTCAAATCTCGTAAAGTTCTCTGGCGCTAACCTGCCTTCCGTCACTTCCCTTTCGACCGCGCTGCGTAGCATTGCTACTGACGTCAGTGCCGTGTCTACGTCCATCATCAAGATGGACAGGACCGGCCACTGGGTCTTCGGCGCTGACCAGACCGAGGCCGAGTCGGACTCAACTTGGGCGGTCAATCCCTTCTCGTTTGTCCACGGCTTTATCGCCTGGGGTGATGGTGAGGTGTTGGCCGAGAAGCTGGTGTCTGTTACCGAACCCCTGCCTGAACTGGAAGCAGCGCCCCCCGGCGCCAAGAAGGGCTGGGAGCCGCAGACGGGCCTGAGCCTGAAGTGCATCAGCGGCGAAGACGCCGGCATGGAAGCGCGGTTCACGACCACCTCGGTCGGTGGCCGCAAGGCTGTGCAGGCTCTGGCTGTGGAGATCGCTACGCAAGTGGAAAAGGACCAGTCCAAGCCGGTGCCTGTCGTGAGGCTCGGCAAGGACCACTACACCCACAAGAGCTACGGTCGTATCTATACGCCCGTGTTCGAGGTGGTGGAGTGGGTCAGCATGGACGGTGAGGCTGAGGCCGAGCCTGTTGCTGCTGAGGCAGCACCTGCTGCTGGCCGTCGTCGTCGTGCGGCCTGATTGAGAGCGGGGGCTCCGGCCCCTGCTTTTTTATGCGAGTTCTCATTGCATGTGAATATTCCGGTGTCGTGCGTGATGCGTTCATCCGCGCAGGGCACAAAGCCATGAGCTGCGATCTGTTGCCGACAGACGCGTCGGGGCCACATTACCAAGGTGATGTGTTCGACATCATCAACGACGGCTGGGACTTGATGATCGCCCACCCGCCTTGCACCTACTTGAGCGTCAGCGGTATGCACTGGACGACGCGGGGGCTGCGCGATCCGCAACTGACCGAGGACGCGCTGGCATTCGTGCAGCGCCTGATGGCTGCGCCAGTTGAGCGCATCGCCATCGAGAACCCGGTAAGCATCATCAGCACGCGCATCCGCAAGCCAGACCAGATCATCCAGCCGTGGTGGTTCGGCCATGACGCGAGCAAGAAGACGTGTCTGTGGCTCAAGAATCTGCCGCTGCTCACGCCGACCGACATGCTGCCGGGCGACGCCAAGACGCGCCGGGGCAACCAGACGGCCAGCGGCCAGAACAAGCTGCCGCCGAGCAAGGACCGCTGGAAGATCAGATCGGCCACCTACAAGGGCATCGCTGACGCGATGGCAGCGCAATGGGGGTGAAGCTCTGGATTGAAATAGGGGCGCGCAGCGGTCGTGGGTGGGGTTCGACTCCCCGTAAAACTAAACCCACCTGCGCGCCCCGCCTATACAGTGGAGTAAAGTAAATGGACAAATGTAGCTACTGCGGCGCAGTGGAATCTGAGGTAGCAATCCTGTTTCGCTGCATATGCGCAAATTGCTATTCAAACTTGCCGTTTGAAATCAGACGGAAAATAATTGAAGACGCGGCGGCGGCGGCATGATTCTTTATTGCGATTTCGAGACAAGATCGCGCTGTGACCTGCTTAATCACGGCGTGTACAACTACGCTCAGGACGCCAGCACCGATGTGCTGTGCATGTCCTACGCTTTCGACGATGGCGAGGTCGTCACTTGGCTACCGGGCCAGCCGTTCCCCGAGGCTGTAGCCAAGCACACCGGCCCGATTTACGCCCACAACGCGGCGTTTGAGCGCTTAATTTTTTGGTATGTGCTGCAACAGAACTTCGCCTTAGAGCAGTTCTACTGCACCGCAACGCAAGCTAGAGCCAACTGCGCGCCTGGTGGGCTGGAGGACGTGGGGCGCTTCGCCAGCGTCAGCATGAAGAAGGACCACCGTGGGGCGCAACTGATCCGTCTGCTGTCGATCCCGCAGGCCGACGGCAACTTCCGCGAGGACGCCGGTTTGATGGCCGAGATGATCGCCTATTGCGAGCAGGACGTGCGGGCCATGCGCGAGATCAGCAAGGCCATGCGGCCACTGAGAGCCGAAGAGCTTGCTGACTACCACGTCAACGAGCGCATCAACGACCGCGGCGTGCTGGTGGACGTGCCGCTAGCCAAAGCAGCGATGCGCTACGCTCACGACGAGCTGGTCGAGATCGAAGAGCGCGTGGCCGAGCTGACCG